ACGCAATGAGTTTATGAGTGATAAAGACCTCAGGCTCTTTGCTGTTTGGTGTGCGAGAGAAGCCCTTAAGCAAGTACCTAACCCAGACCCCGTAGGGGTTGAGGCGGTTAACGTTGCTGAGAGATACGCTAACGGTGAAGCCTCTGAGGAGGAGCTCGAAGAGGCAAGGACGGCAGCAAGGGCGGCAGCACTGTCGGCAGACTCGGCAGCATACTCGGCAGCATACTCGGCAGACTCGGCAGCCTACTCGGCAGCAGGGTCGGCAGCAAGGTCGGCAGCAGGGTCGGCAGCACTGTCGGCAGCACTGTCGGCAGCAAGAGACGCCCAAATTGAACAGTTGAAAACTTACTTTAAAAAATAGAGACATGAAAAGAATATTAAAAACTTGCCTCGGTTTCTGCGGGGCTTATCTGGCAATTGTCTTTATAAACTTAGACTTTAGTCTTATAAATATGACACAGGAGCAGAGAGTGTCTATCATGGTGCTGGGCATCACATACTCCGTTATTTATTGGATTATAGTTTTTTTTGCATATTGACTCGAGCATAAACTCAGTGCATAAGGGGTTCTCCCCGCTTTTTACTTTCGGTGGGAAATTCCCAGGGCATTCAGACCCGCCAAAGCCCCAGAGCACCCCGAGGTCTAAGAAAAAAGGCTGCGCTAAATGCGGAGCCGAAATGCTCACAACCTCCGAGGGGGTTTATTGTTCTAATAACTGTAATAACGAGATAATAACTTGAGATATGAAAAGGAAATTCAAATTAGTGGGAGGGCTATACGAGGTTTTGAGAATCGGTAGAACTTACGAGGAGGACTTTCTCGGCGAAGGGTGTCTGTATACTGTTGCAGAATTAGTAAAAACACACCCCGAGGATTGGGAACAGGTGCAAGAAGATTCGAAGATCGGCGATAAACAAACGGATGAACACGGGGAGTATCGTATTGTGAACGGCGATAAGATTTACCAGATTGAAGAAAAAACCCCCGAGGATAAAAAACTTAACGAAGTTATAAACCGTGTTCGAGCCTCCGGAAGGTCTCCTTGGGAATACCTCAACAATAATCTTTAAGTTATATGAAAGTAAGCGAAAAAGTACTTGAGAAGAGACTAAATAATGACATTGAGTCCCTAGGAGGTATGACCATTAAGCTGATTGCAGGGGTTTTCTCAGGGCTGCCAGACCGGCTTTGCCTAATGCCCCGGGGTAAGATCTTCTTTGTTGAGGTAAAGACAACGGGCGAGAAGCCGCGAAAGTTGCAGAAGATAGTTTTCAAACGACTACAGCAACTGGGCTTCAAAGTGTTCATATTGGACGACTATGAGAGTTTACACACAATAACAAAATGGGCGGCAACATGCTAGATAAGAAAAACTTACACGCCTATCAAAAAGAAGGGGCGAAACACATTCTTGATAACACACATTGCGCCTTGTTTTTAGATATGGGTTTAGGAAAGACAGTTACAACGCTAACAGCCTTCAAAACACTATGTTTTGAGGAGCTGGACGTAGATAATATGTTAATAATAGCCCCTAAGAGGGTGGCCTCCTCAGTGTGGGACGCAGAAGTGGAGAACTGGGCACACCTTCAAGGGTTGATCGTATCAAAAATACAGGGTACGGGCAGACAGAGAGAAGCCGCTCTTGCTAAAAAAGCGCACATATATACTTTAGGCCGAGATAATGTAACCTGGGCTTGCGGGCTGTACGGCGGATTAACCCTTCCTTTCGATATGCTGGTTATAGACGAAAGCTCCAGTTTTAAGAATCACAAGTCGCTACGCTTCAAGGCTCTTAAGAAGGTAGCCCCCTCATTCAAAAGGGTTGTGCTATTGACGGGAACCCCCGCACCAAATTCTTTAATGGAGCTGTGGCCTCAATTGTATCTGCTGGATCAAGGTAAGAGACTAGGTAAGTTTATAACTCATTTCAGGAAGGAGTTTTTCACGCAATCGTACAACGGGTTTAGCTACGACATAAACAAAGGGGCAGCTGAGAAAATACACAACGCTATAGGTGATATATGCATGAGTATGAGCGCCGACGACTATTTAGAATTACCCGAGCGCCGCGATAACTTTATAGAGGTAGTTTTCCCCGACACTCTCAAATCTAAGTATCAAGAGTTCGAGCGTGAGAAAGTGCTAGAGCTTTTCAGTGACATCGGCCCAGGTGCAGAGATACCCGCTTTTAATGCGGCGGCTTTGTCTACTAAGCTGGTACAATTTGCTAACGGCGCGGTATACGACGAGGATAAAAACGTTCACGTTGTACACGAGCTTAAGCTTGAGGCTCTTGAGGAGATTATAGAAGACGCGAATGGGAGACCTGTACTAGTAGCGTGGACTTATCAACACGACAGAGATAGAATTTTGAGAAAGTTCAAGAAGCTGAAACCCCGGAACCTTAAGACGGATCAAGATATTAAAGATTGGAACAAGGGCAAGATAAAACTCTTGCTCATGCATCCCGCGAGCGGGGGGCACGGGCTTAACCTTCAGAAAGGCGGCGACATAGTTGTTTGGTTCGGTCAAACCTGGTCTTTAGAGCTGTACCAGCAATTTAATGCGAGGTTGCACAGACAAGGGCAGATTAATAAGGTTGTTGTGCATCACATAATTAGCAAAGGCACTATAGACGAGAGGGTAGTAAATGCCCTAAGCGGGAAAAAGAAAGGGCAAGATTCCTTGCTCGAAGCAGTAAAAGCATATATTAACAAATACATATAAAGAGATGGCAAAAGCAGAAGAAAAAGACCCACGGGCAGAGATTGAAAGAATTTTAGGTAAGGTACATAATGCAATACTATCCTATGAGGAGTGGAGCGATTTATCGAAAACCGAACAAGCAGAGCTAGACCTCGTCGCTGAATATAGAAAGCTAATTGAGTTAGAGAACCCCGCAGAGTCGAAAGATCCAACTACAGGCAGTGCGATAGATAAGCAAGTGGGCGGAGGTCATTACAAGGCTCAAGGCATACAGCCGATTGAGTTCTCTATGAGCAACGAGCTAAACTTTGCAGAAGGCAGCGTTATAAAGTATGTACACCGACACCGACGAAAAAACGGGGCGGAGGATATAAAAAAGGCTATACACTATTTGGAGTTTATCCTTGAGTATGAGTATAATACAAAGGCGGACTAAAATAAATAAACATTTTTTTCATCATTTACTTGACTTTTATGTATTAATAGTTGTATATTTACATATAAGTTAATCACTAAAAAACAGGAAATATGAAAAATGCAAGAATTTATATCAACGGGAATTATGGCAGTTTAACAAACATCGAGTGTGAAGTTAAGAAAACTACCTTTACCGGCGAGGGCTCTTTAGACTTCGAAACAACAATATTATTTGAAGGGATTGAACACGTATTAGCAGAAGCCGAAAATCTTGATGATATGAGTGATGAAGAGTTTGACACTTTTGAGGAAAAGTCTAAGCAATACTTTCGCGATAAGTATTGCAAAAACGGTGAAGATCTCTGCTATATGATTCAGTAGCCTTTAGTACGTACTCAGCTCACGCTTAACGGCGTGGGCTTTTCGAGGTAAAAAGAGTAATTGAGAGTAAGCTATTCACAAATAAGATAAAGCCATGGAAATAAAAGAAATAAAAGAAATAAAAGAGATAGCAAGAGAGATACTATTTCAATTAGTACCCCCTACAGGGGGGCGCTACACAGATAAGCAAGCAGAAGAAGACGAGCGCTTACTAGGACTCGATCCTTTCCGTGCAGTAGACCTCGGCAGTTTAGCCGAGAAGTTTCAAGGCTGTTCCTTTGCCCTTAGCGTAGACCACAAATTTATAAAAGTAATTACGATAAAAGGCGAATTTACGATGCCTATTGACGGCATACCTTACCTATTAACTAAGAAGATACACCGGGATAAGGTTGTAAAGGGGGTGCAAGTTAGGTCTAAGATCCTGCAAGAACAGGTAAACCTTCTTGTAGAATGTTTAATCCTAAAAGAGGGGGACCTGCTCAAGGTAATAAGCAAGCATAAACATTGTAAAGTGACGATTGCCACTCTAGAACAGATGCAAACATATATAATGAATGAATATAATAGGAGGCTAAAGAAATGAACGTCTACATACATAACCCCGGAGGGGGCTACATAAATATTGAAAATGCAAACCTCGAATTGCTTGACGCTATGATACTCTACCTCGAGAGGCAAAGGCGTGAGAAGTTCAGAGTAGATCGGAACCTTAAAGGGGCTACTTATCAGATGTTGCAAGACATACTAAGTGGTTGTTGCAGTCACTTCAATCTGAGCCCCGAGCAGGTGAAGAGAAAAGGCAGTGCAAGAGACGCCGCACGGGTGAGGGATGTCTACTGCCTCCTCTCAAAACGACACGCAGGGGCCTCTTATAGGCAGATAGGTTCTTTAATAAACAGAGAAAGTAGCACCGCCTATACCGCATACAAGCGAGCTCGCCGTAAGCTTGAGGGGCTTTTAGTTGAGCCTCATCTAGTTGAGGACATAACAGCAATTGAGAGTAAACTATTTATAAATAAGATAAAGCTATGAAAATAACAGCAAAATTAATAAGAAGTTTCGACCCGTGTTATGACCCTTCAGAAGTTGAGGAGGACGAGAGCCTAGAGATTACCCCTCTTGAGTTTATAGAACAATTCGAGGGTAGAGTTAGGGACAAAGAAGATATATTGTGGGTATTCTTACGCAATGAGTTTATGAGTGATAAAGACCTCAGGCTCTTTGCTGTTTGGTGTGCGAGAGAAGCCCTTAAGCAAGTACCTAACCCAGACCCCGTAGGGGTTGGCAGCATACTCGGCAGCATGGTCGGCAGCAGAGTCGGCAGCATGGTCGGCAGCATGGTCGGCAGCAGAGTCGGCAGCAGAGTCGGCAGCATGGTCGGCAGCATGGTCGGCAGCAAGGTCGGCAGCAAGGTCGGCAGCATGGTCGGCAGCAAGAGACGCAATAGATGCGCAAATTGAACACTTGAAAACTTACTTTAAAAAATAGAGACATGAAAAGAATATATGCAATAATAAAATTCTTCGGACACTGGCAGAGAGCCAAGGCAGCCCGTCTAGAGGGCAAAATAGAGTGCCTTGAGAAAGACAAAGAGGATCTAAAGTACCTCATCGGGCTTCACGAGAGGACAATCTCACAGCAAAATTATTTGCTAAGGTTGAACCTCGAGGAAAAGAAAAGGAGTTTAGAACAAGCTAAAAATAAGGAGGATTAAGACATGAAAAAAGTAAAAGTATTTTATGACGTCGAGACTACAGGAGTAGATCACAAAAAACATAGTATACACCAATTAGCGGGGCTGATTGAGGTGGACGAAGAGGTAGTGGAAAAGTTCAACATAAAGTTAAAGCCTCACCCCAAGGCTAAAATAGAGCCTGAGGCCTTAATCGTGGGCGGCGTTACGCTTGAGCAAATACAAGCATACCCGCCTATGGAAGACGGGTACAAAGAGTTTAGGCAGATAATTTGTAAGTACATAGACCCTTACAATAAGAGAGAAAAGGCGTGGCTTGTAGGTTACAATAATAGAAGCTTTGACGATCAGTTCTTAAGAATGTTGTTCTTACTCAACGATGACAAGTATTACGGGTCCCTGTTCTGGGCGGACTCCCTTGACACCCTGGTACTTGCGAGCGAGTACCTACAAGATAGGAGGCACCACATGCCAAACTTCCAGCTCGGAAGCGTGGCCGGTGAGCTAGGTCTAGCAGTAAACACAAAGAAGCTACACGATGCGCTTTACGACGTGAACGTAACGCGATCAGTATATAGAATAGTAACTAACAGAGATTTTGAGATATAAAGGAGGAATAAGATATGGATTCAGTTAAAGACAAGGAAAGGGAAACCCAATGCGAAGATTTGAAAGCAAACCTAAATGCGATTTACAACGACAGAAAAGAAAATCATCCGAAAGGTAAGATTGAGATAATGCACATTCCGGTTCATTTATTCGAAGAGATGGCCTACTGTTTCCTCGCTAAACATTCAAAATAAAGGAGGGTTGAATTATGGATATAGAAGAAATATTACAGAAAAGTAAAGAAGTTTTGCGTCTAGGGGAGGCTTTTGCTGAGGCGATTATGTCAATGCATGCCGTGTCAACAGAGGAGGCTAAGCAACTCGAGGAGCTGACAAAAAGAGACGATAGGTTCAAAGAGCTGGATGTTCAGTTACGGGAGTTGCAAAGCAGATTAGGGATGTAAAAATAAAGGAGGAATAAAATATGAAATCAATTAAAGTATTAAAACCTAGGACAATCTTTTTAATAAGTTGGGTTGTGTTGTCCTTTATCCAAAGCCTACTTATTTGGTGGAGCAGTCCCGAGAGCATGGAAGCTTCAGAGAGAGGTGTACTCATAACCCTAACCGTATTAGGTACTCTAGCGGGTTCGGCTATTGGCACTCTAGGCGGGCTCGCCCTCGCGAAAGTTTCGGGGGCTAAAAGACTTAAAATAAGGTAAACAATGACAGACTTTATAAAACTGGGCGAATATGCAAAGATGCTAAACGCACAAACGGACAGGATAGAAAAGAGAGCTACCTTGATACAACACGTTGACGGGGTGAAGGTTCTCAAAATAGAAACTCTAGGCCCGCAAGGCTTGAGACTCTCGGGGGAGGTTAACACCTCGGAAAATATAATATTCAACACGATTAATCTAATGCCTTTTAAGCTGTAAAACTATGAAAAAGTACGAATTAACAGATGAGACAAAAGTACTCGGGGAAATAACCTTACATCGCATAAAGGCGCTACGAGTGATAGAGAACTCAGGCAGGGGTCGGGTACTAGAGGGAGAGCTAGGCGGATGGTTGGAGTCGGAATACAACTTATCTCAGGAAGGGGGCTGCTGGGTAGCTGAAGAGGCCAAGGTTTACGGAAGGGCTCATGTAAGAGACAACGCGCTAGTATGCGGAAAAGCGGCGGTTTCCGAGCAAGCCTTAGTACGAAATATCTCTATAGTTTGCGACAGGGCTTGCGTATTTCAGAATGCAGTAGTAAGTCAAGCCGCCCAAGTCAAAGAGGCTGCAGTCCTAAAAGGTAGGGCTTTCGTAGGGGGTGTGGCTGTAGTTAAAGGATCCGCAGTAGTAGAGGGGTGCTCCCGGGTCATAGACGATGCGCTA